GGTGATAGCTTCGGCTGCTGGTAATAATCACAAGTGTACTAGAATGCGTCAACCCTTCTAACCTTGACAAAGTTAGTCGTGTACCCCCTATTATAGTCGAGCGTCGGTGGTGTTAGCAAACCACATAGGGAGGAGGGACCAATTGGAGATGGCGTAGGCCGTCACAGATTCTGCGCGAGGTGGGGCGCGATCGAGACCTCGGAAGGTCTATAAATATATCCGACAGTTGATATCTGTAGCTTATCTACCCTTTGTCGGGCAAAGAGCTATTCCTTTAATACAATTACTATGGCGACAATTACAGGATTTAAACGATTAACAACATTGGGGAAAGGTTTGGTTCACCTCTCCTCTGGCCTCTGCGAGAAAAGCGAATATGGCGCAGAAGCAAAAACCATTGGTCTACTAACCGTAGGGACTATTGGTGCAATTGCATACTACGGTAGTCAGTGGATGTTACCATCCAATGGCAAACTCAAGGAAATTCTACTTGGCAATCAAGATGATATCATGATCGAGGATACACTCATCGAGCAGTATCCAGAAAATCTAGAACGCTTAGACGTTCCAGCCAAGAGAAGAGTACGTAATGGACGAAAAGCTCCCTTTATGAGGGAGGTGCTTAGTGCATGCAAGAACAGATTTGGCACACCCCTGAATAACACGGCAAATCGCCGTGTGGTGCGACGCTTCATGTTAGATTATATGCGATCTCATGATGTACGCAATGCATCGATCAGAATGTTTCTACCAAATCTTGTTGAATCAATGTTCGTACCTGATAAGTACGAAATTGAAGCAATGCAATTAGCAAATTGTCCATTGGCCCATGCCAGGAAAGTTGAGTATGGATTGTTACAGTCCGCACTCAACATTTCCCAGCTATGATGGGGCCTGTCTGTGATAGATGGGGTGCGCCACAATTCTAAATTAGAACACCCACTACTGACCATCTATCCAAACAGAACAGGTAGTTGTAAGACCAGGAGTATGTACGTAGTACAAGGGATCAGTCCTCCTGGTCGTACATTAAAAATAAATGATCCCGATTTGCACACACTAAAAACAGCGCTGTTGGAGCGCGTGTACTACCATAAGGAAGATGGTATGTACGTAGAACCTTTTCAACCATCTTTACGAGTTATTTCTACTCAATTACGAAGTTTTAAAAATCAGCTTTTGTCAAAGGTTGGTCGAGTCTCTAGTGTTTCTCCTGAGGAATTTTCCCAGATGTACACTGGACGCAAGCGAACAATTTATGACAAGGCAGTTGAAACTTACAACACTATAGGTGTTACGAGAAATGACGCAGTTAGCACTTGCTTTGTAAAGTGTGAAAAGGTACCAGCAAATAAATCACCTAGGTGTATACAACCTAGAACACCCGTTTACAATGTGGGTGTTGGGAGGTATCTTAAACCAGTTGAACATCGCTTGTATAAAGCGATCCAAAGAGTTTTTGATAGCCCCACACCTGTTGTTGTAAAAGGATTTAATGCCGTTGTGAGTGCTGGCATTATCCTTGAAAAGTTTGAGCAATTTGACAATTGTGTTGCGTTGGGTCTAGATGCCTCTAGATTTGACCAGCATGTCTCGGCGAATATGCTCAAATGGGAACACTCAATCTATAATTCCCTCTTTAATAGTCCTGAACTCAGGAAATTGCTTAAGTGGCAAGTAAATAATAAGGGTAGGGGGTACTGTGATGATGGTTCACTGAAATATTCTGTCGAGGGACGGAGATTTTCTGGTGACATGAACACAGCTCTTGGAAATTGCATCATTATGTGCGGGTTAATTTTCGCATACAGTGAATTCCGTGGTATAAAATGCAATCTTGCCAATAATGGTGATGATTGTATTGTATTTATGGAAAGCAAAGATTTAAAGCAATTCCAGGAAGGATTAGATGAATGGTTTCACAACATGGGTTTCATAATGACTTCAGAAGAACCAGTCTATGAGGTTGGCAAAATTGAATTTTGCCAATGCAGACCAGTTCTTGGAAGTAATGGTTACATAATGTGTAGAAACTTCGACAAGTCGAGGGAGAAAGATAGCATGTGTCTATTGGACATCCAAGCAGAAAGCTCAGCCAGGAAGTGGTTGGGAGCCGTTGGTGAGTGTGGCTTAGCCCTTACAAGCGGAGTTCCTGTTATGCAGGAACTATATGCAGCCTACTACCGTAATGGTATTAGTAGTAATATCACAAGATCTGTTGGATGGACATGTGGAATGACTTTCATGAGTCGTGGGTTGAATCCACGTTATGAGAGTGTTACAATGGACGCACGCATCGCTTTTTATAATTCCTTTGGTGTTACACCTGATGAGCAGGTGGCACTTGAGGAATATTATAGGGAGTGGAATTACACGCATGAG